CGTTACTGTGGCCGATCCCAGATCAGTTGCGCCAACTCTCGCTAATCTGACATATTGTGCTGCCGAACCGATAGAAATTCTAAAGTTCTGCGGGTTAGTCCCTATGAGCACAACATACGGATCCGTTGGTAATGGCGCTAACGTAGTCCACGAAATCGCATCAGTAGAATCCTGTATAACAAACTCATTAGATGAGAACGCGGACAACCTAATCTGCCGCAGATCCGCAAATACTGCCGTAAATCCAGGGGAAGCGGTACGATCATACTGAGCAACAACATACGGATTCGTTGTGCCTATCACTACCGTAGTAGCTGCAGTGGTCGCATCATTCCCATCATTAATGTTAAGTCCAGTGCCACCGTTAGGCATTGTTGGATTCAGAGCGGCTAACGGTGCTGTTAGTCGCTCTAACTTATTCAGCACTGTGTCAATATGTTGGGTGCCAGGTCTCCTCTTAACACCACCCTGAGGAACCAAGACGATATTCTTAGCGGTCTGCAATCCTTGGTAATACTGATCGATATCAGTACGGCCACGCAGTAAAGGTGATAGCTCGCCGCTAACGAAGTTATTCTGGATAAATCGTGACTTAGCCACTAGTACCTCACATTAACAAATGGGTTACTTGTAATGGGAGTTATCGGGTACTGTTGCGAGTCAGTGTATCGCGCCATCCTGGAAGCATTAACGTACTCAGCAGACATCTCAACTCTGGACGCAGAGCTATCCCTGATGCTAGTAGCAAAGTCTTTCGCCAGTGCATACTCGATCATCTTGGAGAAATAGAAAGGCCAACTAGCTTCAGGAACATCATAAATATAGTCGCAATAAAGCGGCCCAGCATTATTGGTATACACTTTGTTGCCATATACCTGATATCTAACACTAGGATACAACTTGATGAGGAACAAAATATCAGCAGGTAGCTGGTAGATTGATTGCCATTCTTGATCGACAGGCACTTCAGTAGTGAGTGCTATTTGAGCCTTGGCCCTAGCGAACGCCCACCGATGCTTGGTCAGTTCATTCTTGACTATGCTGTCGTACAGGGTATTAGCAACTTGTTGCGCTCGTGAGTTACCGATCAGTGAATTAATTGGCGTATCGCCTATCAAGACTAACGCAGCACTAACTAAATCAATTTTAGTTGCCATATCATTACTCTGAGGTCATATCCCCCTGGGTAAGAAAGGGGGCCGAAGCCCCCCAAATTACTTACGCTGTAATTGTAGTACCCGCCGCCGCAGTAATGCTTGAAGCGGTTTGGGTCTTAATGTAAGTAATGGTTACTATTGGAGCAGTCGGGGTAGTAGTATTTTTACAGATGACTAGGTCACCAATACTAAACTCGCTGATAGCCGCAAGAAAATAATCTGCGTCATCAACATCAGTTTTAGCATCAGTAGAAGTATACTGCCAAGTGCTTCCACCTGTTCCCGAACCGCCAATGCGGCATAAACCTGTTCGTGCAAAAGCCATGATGGATCTCCTTATGCAGTTTTGTCATATTGAACTTTAACCAGACCACCCTCGTCGCGAACGACAGAGCCACCCTTCAACATACCATTGCTTAACCAAGAAGTACGTTCAGGGATCCAGTTGATTTCAGTTTTCATGTCAATGCCGACAGCCAAGCCAACAGCAGGACGCTGATAGAACCAAGAGTCAACAATGTTGCCGGTCAGATTCAATCCACCTTCAACGCGAGTTTCAATAATAATAAAGCTAAACCCTACCAGGGTGTTCACTTCACCAGAAACAAGAGCCTTGATAGCTTGATAATCAGCAGACGTTGCCTTCTCATCGTTCAAAAGTCCACCCAAACCCTCTGCTTCAATAGCAGCAAACAGTTCAGAGTTAGGGACACCTTGGTCACGCAGTTCAACTTGAGCCTGAATAACCTTAGCAATAGTAAGGTTTGCCGCTCCAGTAGGAACCGTAGTGGTCAGCGGAGTAGAGGCATCCATAGCATCGATAACTAGCTGGTCAGAACGACGACCCAAGGCGCCAGCAATAGTCATTGCCAGTTCTTGCTTCTCATCGAAGTTAACATCAGCTTGGTCAAAGATGTCAGTGTACTCAGGCGCGTTCCAGTTGGTCAGAGTGGCCGTCTTGAACTCGTGAGACACATCCATCGGAGTAACGATGTCTGAAGTCGACTTTTGGTTAGCAAGGCCTTTGCCTTGACGACGAAATTTGTAGGTATCACCTACAACGTTGTTTCGGACAGTGACGGAATTCTTCAGCAAGCCCATGCCTTGGTAGGCATGCTTGACCATACTGTCAAACTCTGTTACTGCTACAGCAGAGAGATTCTTAGACATTAGTCTATTCCTCAAATAATTTAACGAGAATGTTCCACATGAAACATTTGCATATTCTGAGGTTTTCGACCGAGTGCCCGACAGATCGGTCAGTCTACAACCTTAATCTGTCAGGCCCAAGATGGGGTATCTGACCCGCACATAATAACATTCAGTTATGCAAAAGCAAACTATCCGAACTGTTGAGCATGTGGTTTATCACCACCAAACTCTTTCATCATGCCCTGGATCTTTCGCTCATGGTTTGCGTCTACCGATCTCATCAGGTTGCCATGCTCATCCTTGCGGAACATCTCAGCCTCTATATCGGGCCACGTCAGGCCTCCAGGTTGGATATGCCCATCAATAGGCAGCTTGGCCGGAGCAGTAGATTTGATTAACTCCTCTACCAGCTCGACGGATGCCGCGCTATTAACTGCATAGCGTAGACGTTCATAGGTATCGCTATCGAGACTGTTCTTCATAAACTGCTCGACGGTCTTGATTCGGGCTGTCCCGTTATCCCCAAGTTTCGCCATCTCGGCCTCAGCAGAAACCTCTTCTACTGCCTGTGATTGTGAAGATAACAGCTCCCATGCTTTATCAAAGTAGTCCTGAGACATTTTAGATTCACTTGCAAAACCGACTAGCTCTTGCATCAGCCCATCTTCTTTGTCGATACCTTCAGGCATTGAGTATCCATCTTTAGGGGCACCCTTGAATGCGCCAAACTTTTTGGATAGTTCGTTGTATGCAGATGCTTGGTCTGAAACTGACTTGTACTTATCGGACAAGTACCACTCTGGCCTATCACCAACGCCCTTGATCCCATCGGTTAAGAAGTATTCACCTTCGCCTAGTTGCGGTTCAGCGGCATCTACCAGACTGACTGGCTCTTCTGAAGTATCGCTCTCTAGCTCGCTCATGTTTATCTCCACGGATATTGAATGACAGCCCGCCTAGGACTGACCGCTTGGTGCTTCAAACGGATTTCCTCAAGTCTGATACCCCCGTTGATCAGGGATAGGTCGTTGATATCTACCCAATCCAGATGCCTGTCTTCTTTGTAGCATCGGAACGCTCGGAACTTATGGAGATACTCAAACTTATCGAATCCATATTGTTCCGCTAGGCTATTTAGCCATTCAAATTTGAATTTCTTTTCGGTCAGGTAGGATTTCTCATCGCAGAAAATTTTGGCCTTCTTCATAACTTCTCCGCTTGCTGGATTTGATGAACAATGTATCGCATGACACCAGCCTCACCATTGTGATAAGCCGATTCATAGTTGATGTTCTGTGCGGAAAGGGAAGTGTCGTTCTCTAGTAGGAATCTTTTGGTCATGTCCTCTATGACTCTCGTGCCGTCGTCCGATGCAAAGCAGCGATTGTAAGCCTTAGCTAACTCCGCTTGCCTTTCTCTAATCGCGCCTTGGGCTTCCCTCGCCTGAGCGTCGTTGACTTCTAAATCATCCCAACTCATTGCACCGCCTGTAGTGGTGGTTGCTCTTGGCCCTGCATCTCCATTTGCTTGACCTCTGCTCCAGCTTGGATGATCCTTGCTTTCTCTGCGTCATCTCGGACTAGTTCAGAACTCATGCCCGTCTTCTCTGCTACCCAAGTACCAAAGTCTTCTATCTTAAACGCCATCTGTACCTGATCAGGCCCAGCAGTAGCTAGAACGAACTCCACCGCCTGCTGTACCGCTAGAACATCCTCGGAGTCTTGCGCCCTTGCTAGTGGAGATGTGAATTTAATCTCGACATCCCTACCATCTAGCTCGATAGGGGTGATTAAACCTCTACGGATTAGGATAGATACCACTCGCTTGAGTACAGGTATCAGCACTTCGGTCTGTAGCCGCCCGAATGCGGAGCCTATGCGCTTGGCTAGCTCTCTGGATTCAATAGCAATCTCTGTGGCAGTCCTTACTGGCCCTGCTGGATCACGCAAGTCGTTAAACATGGCGATCTTGATAGAGTTTTGCAGCTCTACGATCTCGAACTGGGCTAGTGACAGGCTTGATGCTGTGTCTAAACGTTGTATAGACGGATTATTGGTGTTGTTAGAGCCAACTGGAATAACAATGCCTGGCGCTATAACCATATTGTAGGGGTTAGTGACCCCATCGTCGGTAGCAGTGTACATACCAGCTAGGTCTATAGCGGCCTTCTGCAATACGAACTCTTTGGCCTTGTTCAATGAGCGTACATCTGGCAGCGTTTGCATGGCTGGGCCTCTACCGCGTACCTCACCAGAGACTTTGGTGTACCGTCCAGTGACCCACGGTGAAGAATTACCGAAATCCTCTACCCATGAGAACCTTTCTTCCTGCTTAACCCATATACAGCCATAGTATCTCTTGTCTTTCGGGTCGTAGATCACGCCTTCCGATACCTCTATCTCGGTAGCGGGCTTGTTATCGATAATACTCTGGACGTTAGACGATGGTTGGAAGCCCTTCCACATTCGTTCGAGTAGCCTGGCCTTGACCTTGAACCGTCTCCAATGCGTTTCGATGGTGCCGTATGGCCCTTCCTCAAAAGCGATGCCCCGTTGAGGAATGCAGTTAAAGACAATCGGCATTGAACCGTCATCGGTCTCATCAATCTTCAGCGTAGCAGTACCCACCAATAAATCTAGCGCGGCCTCATAGAACTGAGTACCGAAATTGGAGCGATTGATGTAGTCGAATACAACCACAGCCTGCTTCTCTAGGTTCTCTCTGATCTGTTCCTCGGTGACGTCAAAGTCACCGGACTCTAGCGCGTTGAGAACCTCGTTCGATGGGTTGAATGTGGCCCATCTAGCCCATATCGGAGCAATGTTCTCTTGTAACTTGCTGGCACCCTGCTGGATAGCGGTCAGAGACGTAGAATCAAAGATGCGATCCATCTTCTTCTGGCCATTACCTTGGGTCTCGAATAGATTTCGTTGAGGCAGGAAATACTCGTACACGTCAGACAGTTGGTCGTGCCACATAGCCTCAGCATTGAATGCTTGGTTTTCTCTATCTTTCAGGTCTTGGATCGAGCCAAGATGCGGGGGAAGTTTCATTAGCTCACCATTTAGATATTGGGATTACGTCTGGCGCAGAATTCGAGGATGCGCTACTGAGACTCCACCATAACCGGGGCCAGCATCTACTCCGCCTAGCATGGATCGTCCAGCACCAGCAGCAGCGCCCTTTGCGCCTCTGGAACCGGTAGCAGCTTCAGCCCGACTACGCGGAGCGCCACCAAGCAGCGATACACTGCCTAGCTTTTTCCTTGCCATCGCCTTGAGTCGCTCTTCCTGTTCCTCTACTTCCTTGTCTAGCGCGGCTGTCTGTCGCATGGTTACTGCTAGTTCCTGCGCTGAAGGCTGCGGTTTCTTTGCTTTTTTCAAAAAGCCCATTTTGTAATCCTATGTATTTGTATAGTTGATATGGCGTCCAGATAAACGGCCTGTTAATTCCTAGCAATTGCTTAATGTGCCCGACGCATGTATTGAGCATGAATAAACCCTGACCGGACTCTGCTTTATTCCATCTGAGTAATCGATTATTCCCAATTTTATCATCGATTTCGTCAATTGTATAAACACTAACTTCTGCCAGTCCTTTTTCAAAAATAATAATTCGGCCTCTATCCGGTCTCATTAGATAACAATGATTAATGCTCGGATGAATGAATCTACTCCACCAATGATTAACGCCTTTCGTGAAAACGATGTAGTAAAAATTATCCGAATACATTAAACCTAACTTCGGCCTGTCTTGGTTGGGGTCTACTTCCTGAGATCATCGACTCACGCCATCCTAACGCCAGCGTCTGAAGTGCATCGGCCCCATGTGATGCCCAGTCATGCACAGGTGTGTCACGGAATACGTTACGCTTCTCATCGAACTCGCGGTGATAGGATGCGATGCAGTTCAGCCCATGCTCGGCCTTGTCTGGATCGAACCAGAAACGAGGGAACATCCTACGTACTGCCTGTATACCTTCGGCCTTGGTGCGCGGTCTTTGCACTGTGCGGAAGCTAATGCCCATCTCACGTGCTACGTCCTT